AGCGGAGAAGCAGGAGGCAAATGGTGAAGATTCAAAAAATAGCAATAAATGAAATCAAACCTTATGCCAAAAATCCACGAAAAGGTAATATAGATTTAATAGCACAATCTTTAATAACCTATGGACAATACAAACCCATAACAGTAAATCAAAGAACTAACGAAATATTGGCAGGAAACCATACCTACGCTGCTGCAAAAAAGTTAGGTTGGGCAGAGATCGCCGTAACTTATGTAGATGTAGACGAAGCAACTGCGGCCAAAATAGTGTTAATCGATAACAGGTCTACCGACGCAGGAACTTACGATACGCAAATCTTATTAAACTTACTTGATTCATTTGATTCAATAGACGCAACTGGATACAACCAAGAGGATTATGATAAGTTAGTTAAAATCTTAGCAAAACCTGATAACGGAATGATGAATACAACTCAAGGCGCAACCATGGCGGAGAATGCGGAAAAATACGCAGACCGAACAAGCCGAGTGCTAATGCTCGATTACGATAAAACAACCTACGAATGGTTGATGGAAAGGTTCAAAGAATACAAAGAAGAACATAGCTTGGTAACTAACATAGAAGTATTAGTAGATTTATTACAAAAAGAGTATCAAGAGGAAGCGCCAATAAACTGATGGAAATAAACGAAGTAGCATTAGATACCTTGACGCCTTTTCCAGCCAACCCAAGAAAAGGCAACATAGATATTATTATCGAGTCTTTACAAGCTTACGGACAATACAAACCAATTACAGTTAATAAACGAAACAACCAAATACTGGTCGGTAACCATACTTATCAAGCGGCTCAAAAGTTAGGTTGGAAAACAATAAACATAACTTATATAGATGTAGAGGAAGACACAGCAGCAAAAATAGTTTTAATGGACAACCGCTCGGCAGATGCAGGAAGTTATGACCATACGGCATTATTAGAATTATTAGAAACAGCGCAAACGCTAGACAATACTGGTTATACCGAAGAAACCGTTGATAGTATCTTGGCAAGAATTGAAGAAGAATCAACCAAGAGCTTCGCAGATGAACCTAATGTATTTGATGGATTTGCCGATAGATATATGAGCAAGAACACAAAAATGCTTTTAATGGAGATCGAAAACAATAGGTATGTTTGGGTTATAGATAAATTAAGCCGATACCGAGCAACATATAATTTGACTTCAAACTCTGAGGCTATAGTAAAATTAGTTGAGGAAGCAACCCATCAGAAAGCGCCAATATGAATTTATCAGAATTACCAGTAATAAGAGTCAAAAGAATTATGAGCGAGGAAGACGCAACTAACCAAGTGGGTAAAGTTGTGCCTACACTTGAACCTAATTGCAGAGAAGCTGGCATATTCATAGACGAAGATACCGAAGAACCGATCTTAGCTTACTTCCCTATGGAGGAAGAAGTTAACTTATTAAGGCGTTCAGTATTAAACATCAAGTATGGAACAACCAAAAGACAATCTTTGGGTATAGATAATGTTTCAAGAACCTTTGGAATGGCGCCAAGAAAAGTGTATCAACGCAGAGAATCATGCCGACCAACCTCATTAGCCAATGAGCAACCAAATGAACACGCCGTATTAGTAGCTTTTGCAAAAAAGTTTTCAATTATGTTTAAAGAATTCGCCCCTCATCTATTCAAACACGATGCAGAAATATTAGAAAACTCCGGCATAAGCAATGAGTGGAAAATGACCGATGACGCACTATGGACAAGCGGAGTAGTAAATAAATCTTCAACCTTGCCATATCACCGAGACGGATTTAATTACGAAACTTGGAGCGCCATGCCAGTAATCCGCAGAGATATGAAAGGTGGATATTTACACTTCCCTGAATACGACTTGACTTGCGCTTGCCGAGATAGTTGGGTGTTATTTTTCCCAGGATACAAGTTCGTTCATGGAGTAACTCCAATGTCGCCTGAGAAAGAAGACGCATACAGATATTCAATAGTTTATTATGCGCTCAAGGGAATGAAAGACTGCTTCACATACGCAGTAGAAACAGCTCGAGGAGCAGAAAACAGAACCAAGCGCGAGGAACACATGGCTGCGGTTATCAAAGGCGAAGCAGAAAGCCATGTAGTTAAACGCTGAAATGATAATTGGATATAGGCGTGTATCTGGAAAGTTACCACTGACGGCAGATGAAAACGGAGCGCGAGGTACTTGGCTAGAAAAAAGACGAGCATTTATTGCTAGCTTGGAAACAAGGGGGCATACGCTCAAATACCTAAGCGAACCAACCGCAAACAGCGAAGCCGTCGGTTATCGAAAACAAACTTATGAGACTTGCGACCTACTCATATTAGAGTTCGGCGGAAACAATTTACTCTTTCACAAAAAAGCGTGGAGCGAAACCTTTGAGATAATCAACCAACATCAAGGCAGGATTATTTTCTTATGCGACGATCCTGATCTGCCTTTCTTATGGAAGCAGCTACCCAACGAGGATTACTCGCGCTGGACTTGCGCAGTTAACGCTGAAAAACTTGAGCCGACTCGACTCAAGCTTCAAATACCTTCAGCAGCAAAAATAGTAGATACTCCCTTCCACGCCCTACTAGAGCCAAGACCCTTCAGAGACGGAGAGAAGGCAACCGCTATTTACTTTGGACGCCCTAATGGAAGGTTAAAAGCTATAACCCCATACTTACAAAGCGGCATGGTGTCGGTTGCTGGAAAAGATACTGAGTGGAACGACAAAACAATTCATATCGCAACCCCACCCCAACAAAAAGAGCGCTCAGACTGGTACCGTCAATGGCGAGCTTGCTTTGCTATGTACGACGGAAAACACGAAGCAACTGGGTGGAGGACTGGACGCGCCTACCATGCCCTACTCGCTGGTATACCTGTAGCAGCACCGCGCGGCTCCTCAGCTCTAAACTGGGCTTGGCAGCTAGATAGCCCAAAAGACTTGGCAGACTTACTCAAAAAAACAACTGAAGAAAGAAAAAAGATACAAGAGGAGCAGGTACAAGCAGTAAAAACAGATTTTCCATACGCGGAGCTTGAAATTTGATAGCTTATGATATTGATGGCGTACTAGCAGAGAAGCCTCCTGCCGCAATCAAGGCGTGGGGCAAAATGACCGGGAACGAGAGGAAAGAAAGAAAACAATTCTTATTAGCTTGGTATAGAGACGCCCAACCCTTATATCAACCTACTGAGCCTTTCACCGCAATAAGCGCCCGAAAAGAGGAAGACGCAATACACGAAACAACTCGCCTCTGGTTCGAGCAACATTACCCCAATATGCTTCAACATCTCATACTGCTACCAGTGAGTAGATCAATTGAAAATGTAGTCAGATTCAAAAGTGCAGCTATCGAGCTCTACGAAGTTACAGAGTTTACGGAGGACAACAAAAAGATATTAAAAGGATTAGCGCAGAACAATTTAGGCTGCAAACTTTGGTACTGGGAAAAGGGCATGACGGAGCGACTTGCGTATAATCTGAAGTAGTATAAATTAGGCGTATGACAGGAAAAAAAGCAAACGAAGACGCTCAAGAAATAGAGCAGCTGGAAAAAGCCGAGAAAATTATTGAATTACGCAGGACAGGCGCAACATGGGAACTAATCGCCAAGGCTACTGGCTATGCAAATGCTTCTGGCGCTTACAAGGCATACCAACGAATTACTCAAAAAATGGTGGCACCGAAGCTTGAAGAATACCGCAACATGGAGATAGACCTACTAGACCGATTACAGTTTGGGGTTTATGACGATGCTAAGAACGGCGACAAGAGAGCAATAGAAACAATCCTAAAGATAGTAGATAGGCGAACCAGGATATTGGGATTAGATGCCCCAACCAAGATACAAGCGGAGGTTATTACTTATGACGGAGCAATACTGGAGCAACATACCCAACGGATCGTTGAATTGGTACGATCAACTCGGAGCTCGCCGAGCGACTTGGGAAGCGGAGATGGCGAGACCCGAACAATTACCTAATGGTGATACTTGGACAACTTGGCTTTATTTAGCTGGACGAGGAGCAGGAAAAACAAGAACTGCTGCAGAGTGGTTAGCTTGGCAAGCAATCACCCAACATAATACAAGATGGGCAGTTATAGCACCGACTTTCGGAGATGTAAGAGATACTTGCGCCGAAGGAGAGTCAGGTCTACTACCTATACTCAGGCAATACGGTGTGCTTGATTACTACAACAGAACCATTGGCGAGCTTCGATTACTTAATGGAAGCAGAATAAAGTTATTTTCAGCAGATGAGCCTGACCGTTTACGAGGTCCGCAGCATCATGGTGCTTGGTGCGACGAACTAGCAGCATGGCGATACGAAGATACCTACGATCAGCTGCAATTCGGCTTACGACTTGGTACTCACCCAAAAACAATAATCACTACTACGCCCAAGCCTATTCCGTTAATCAGGAAACTAGCTTCAAGAGACGACGGCTCAGTTAAAATAGTAAGAGGATCAACCTTTGATAACGCAGCAAACTTGGCGCCTCAAGCGTTACTGGAGCTTCAAGCTCGGTACAACAATACAAGGCTTGGCAGACAAGAGCTATATGGAGAAATACTCGAAGATGTCGAAGGAGCTCTATGGACGAAAGGACTTATAGAGCGTAACCGAATAAGCGAGCGCCCACCATTATCCCGGTTGATAGTCTCAATTGACCCGGCTATTACAAACACAAAAGATTCAGACGAGACAGGAATAATCGTATGTGGCTCAGATACTCGCGGTTATGGTTATGTACTTGGCGACTACTCATTTAAAGGTTCGCCGTATGAGTGGGCAAGCAAGGCGGTAGAAGTTTTCAAGAACTGGAAAGCAGACGCAATATTGGTGGAGGTAAATCAAGGAGGGGATATGGTCAGCGCAGTACTACGACAAGTTGACCCTAGCTTGCCAATTAGAGAGATTAGAGCGCATGTCGGCAAGAAACTTCGCGCTGAGCCTGTTGCAGCTATGTATGAGCAAGGCAGAATCAAACATATCGGAAACTACGAAAAGTTAGAAGACCAAATGTCGAACTGGACACCTGATTCATCAGATTCTCCAGATAGATTAGATGCAATGGTGCAAGCCTTCAGCGAGCTTCTAGGAACAAGTAGTATCTCTAATTATTTCAATGCGTTGGCAAACTTTTGCCCAAAATGTTATTTACCAATGCCCAAGAGTTTTGCGCGGTGTTCTAAATGCGGTACTGCTATGATTACTGAAGCCGAATTACAAGGGCAAACATAAGGAGATTCACATGGGTCTAAGAGACCGAATCGCAAGAGCAATAGCAGGAGCAAGTATAGAGAAAGCTCCAAATCTTCCGGCAGGATCAGTTACTATGACTGAGCAACAGATGCGACAAGCTGGATCTATCGGACAATCATACGGAAACAATACTCCGCTACCGCGCAACCCTTGGCTAGCAATGGTTCCGTTCGGACCGGGATTACCAATCACACCAGGCGCAATAAATCCATTAAGAGAAGACGGCAGACCTGACCCAAGAAGATACGAATATCAGGTTGCACAAAATATAAATATTACTGAAACAAAACTTGTACCGTTCAAAACATTACGCGCTGCAGCTGATCAGATAGATATATTACGCAGATGCGTGGAGGTTATCAAAAACAAAGTTGTTAGCTTAGAGTGGGATATCGTACTTGGCACCGATGCCTCAGAAAAAATAAGCTCAACTGCTGGTGGAGACCATGTGCGCGCAATGGTAAAGGCAAGAGAACAATTCACCGATGAAATTAACCGAGCAAGAAACTTTTGGGAGAATCCCGACAAAGCCAACGGTTTAACTTTTACTGACTGGCTAATTATCG